GAAATTGTATTTTTTTTGAAATTGTATTTTTTTTGAAATTGTATTTTTTTTGAAATTGTATTTTTTTTGAAATTGTATTTTTTTTGAAATTGTATTTTTCTAGTAAAATTATTTAAAGAAACATCACAGATACACGTATAGAAGAAATAGAATAAACAAGATGGATAACCAAACTCTCCTGTCGAGTGAACTGGACCCCAACAAGATCTGTTTCAGTGAGGCAAAATCACAGAAAATCGGTGGAAACATCAAATCTTCCCGAGTCAGCTATTTCTATGGAAATAATACCGACGAATCTAACCGTCTTATTATTCAGACAGCCCGTATGAAGATTCCTTTTGGAATCAACAACGATGAAAAGTTTGGAGACGGTTCAAAGTGGGATGTTCGGCTCTCGTTTCAAGGTGAGGAACGAAGCAAAAAGATCATGCGTTTCCGAGAGTGCATTGAAAAGATTAATGAGGCCGTAAAGACTAAGTGTGCTGAAAACAGCAAGGATTGGTTCGGTAAGGAATACAAGAGGGACATTCTAGAGGAGTTCTTTAAGTCTACCATCAAAACTTCCAAAAAGGAAGGGTATTCTGACATGTTCCGTGTTTCTATTCCTTTCAATAAAGAAAACACAGCACCCAATGGAAATATTGAGTTCTTCAACGACAAGGAAGAACCTATTTCCTGGCACGATGTCACACCTGGATCAGAGGTTATTTGTTTGATTGAAATCAATTCTGTGTGGATTGCACCCGGAACAAAGCAATTTGGAATCATTGTTAAGCTTCTTCAGATGCAAGTTTTCCCATCTAAACAGCTTCGCGGATATCAAATGAGGTCCGATACAGATGCAAACGGAGATGAAGATAATTCGGTCGAGGAAGAGGAAGAAGAGATCATCGAAGAAACTGTCGATGAAGACGATATCTAAATTAAACAATTTTATAACTGTTTTATCATTATTTTATCACTATTTTATAACAATTTAATCACAAGTTAATCACAATTTTAAAGGAAAAAAATAGAAAATTAGAAAATAAAAATCATCTGTTTTTTAAGAAAATTGACATTCCGTAAAAATGTCAATTTTTTTATAATTTAGATTATAAATGTCGTTGGATTTTAGAATATTTTTAGGCATAGAGGGAGAAGACGATATTTACTTACACCTTGAAGCTGAAAACAACATTGATTTGTTTCCTATTTTGGATGGTTTCTTTTTAAGCGTCGAAGCAGCGGTTTTAAATAATAAAAAAAATCTCTGTAAACTATCTAATTATAGTAGAGTTAAAAATAACGACGAATGCATTGGAAAAGAGTGTATTATATGTAAAGACGAGTTTAAACTAAATCAAGGCAAGAGAATTCTTAAATGTGAACACGTTTATCATAAAAAATGCATTGACAAATGGCTTCGAAAGTATAAAAACAATTGCCCTTTGTGTCGTCAAAGCGTCTAATAGTTAAATTTTTTTTTTGAAATGCCCAATTTAACGTTTTTTTAAAAAAAAATGTCCAATTCGTCATTTACCATGTAATAATTTAATTTATTTATATATCATGAATTCTGAAAAGAAAGAAAACTCAAACGAAATTAAATTTTTATTTGACACTCACGGGTTTCGAAACACAAACAGTAGTTGTTTTGCAGATACGATTTTAGCATCTATGTATTTTTACAAATATTCTCCTTTTTATTCTTTTCTGGAAAGTAACTGGAAATTTTCAGATTACAAACATTCTAGTGATAAACAGAAAGATATAACCATAAGAAAAAAAATACAAACTGTTCTGAATCATACGTTGGAAAGAATGACAGACACAGTTTCGTTTAGAACAATTATCGAGTTATATTTTAAATGGAGAACAGACGGAGGACATTGTCTTCAGAACGGACAACAAGATCCAAATGAATTTTATGACAGAATTATAAAAGTTTTCGACTTTGACCCTATAACGGTTACAACCGTAAGACAATCGAAAGTTTCCGAACACGGGAATATCATAAAAGAAAAACCGGTTACAGAAAAAATGAGTTTCATAACGATACCGAACGATAACACTTCATTTGATGGATTCGAAAGACTACGGTATCCGCTGTGGGAAGATCTTGGCGAAGATTCTTCAAATTGGAAAAACAATTTAAAGTCCGAAAAGACATACCGTTGGACAAGAAATATGGTGAGCTCCATACAGGGAAATAGTTGCTTGGTGTTTTATATCAATCGAACGGCTGTGAAATACGAAAATGGGGAAATTATCGGTTTCAAGACATACAATAAAATAACAATGCCTTCCAAAATACAAAATTACTTTCTTTTTTCATGCATCGTTCACATTGGAACAATAAATGGAGGACATTATATAGCAATTCTTTCAGATGGTGAACATAACTATTTGTATGATGATGTAAATATTCAAAAAATAAATGACTCGAAGATACAGGATAATTCTTTAATATATACAAATGGTGTAATGTTTTTTTATTATCCGTTAAAATAATTAAAAAAACAAATCGTACTGTTCTATAGTATGTCTGAAAACTTTGTTTATACCCCGTTGCCAACTACACATGCTCCAAATACATCAAAGCTCTACAATCTGGATAATCATATTCATAAATTCAAGAAAAGACCAGATTTTAATGGAAATACAATTAAACAGTGTACATTATGTCGTATTCGATGCATTCCAAAAACTATCGGACATATGTCCATATTCGAAAAATCTAGTTTTGATTTGACAAGCATATCAAAGGAACTTGATATTATTAATGGCGATTGTATAGTTTTTAAAGAAGAAGTACCATATAAAACTAAATCAATTGATTATCACCACTTATGGAAAAAATCTATTAATTCTGTCATGAAAAGAAACAGATTCAAAAGAACGATACTTGTTTATAATATGTACAAATACCCAAATGTTTTTATCGAGAAAACAACATCTGGAACAGTTGGTGTAAACACAACAGTTGTTGGAAACACAACAGTTGGTGTAAATAAAGACAACTATATACGGAAACCGTTGCATTCTCCCCAACCTTCTAGAGCAGATGATGGAATCGTATACAGAAAAGACGGACACGTGTTTTTACATGGGAAAAAAATAACATGGCTTGTAAGACCGGCAGAAGAAATTCACTCGGATTATGTCACGGTGATTCCTTTCGACAAAAGGAACATATTTAACAAAAAAAAAAATTAACATTTCAATTCCTATAACTGTTTCTTGTCGAAACCCCCCCTGGCGGAAGATCAGGAAATACGATATTGTCCGGATTCTGGACAAGATTTTTATCTACATACTCCCACCTATTCCAATCTCTTGCTGTCACGTTATGTCTGTAAGAATCATTTAAGTTAGTTGGTTCACCTATACCGAACCCTAATTCTGTCGAATGAATATTAATCTTAGACATATCTGGGTGTCTAGCACCTAATTCGGGCGATGTTATTGTTGGTAAAGTGTAGCTTATTCTGTGTCTGCTAGAAGTTAATTCGCCTATAGCGTGGGTTACGCCATCACTGTGTACAGGATAAGCCGTCTGATTTCCAACAATTGTAAAATTTGAATTTTTGGATAATTCAGGAGCAGTTATGTATTTTAATGGCTTTGGGAGATTATCCGACATATTATATTAATCAATTTTATTTTTTTTTTAACAATTTAATTGCGTTTGCAATATAGGAAAAAAATTGAATTGTCATTAATATAAATGTCTGACAAAAAAATAGAAGATCTAGAGAAAAGACTAAATGCTATAGAGCAGAAAATGAAAGAAACCCCAGGAAAAGATATTAAAACTAATACACCAACCAAAAGGAAACCTTCTGGGTATAATTTATTTATGTCGGAAGAACTAACAAAATTAAGAAAAGAAAACAAAGATCTTCCTATGAAAGAAGCGTGGTCTATGGCAATAAAGACATGGAATGAAAAAAAAGAAAAGAAATAAACTGTGTAAGAGTATTCTTCTAAACACAATGAAAAGGGGTTACATTATAATGTCTCGTCTTTGTTTGTTGTTTAAGGTCTAACAACCGTAAATCTTCTACTTTGTGTATTTCTTTGTCTTTAGAAAAAACTCTTGTTCTTTTTCAATCCTGGGTATTGGATCTGTAAATCTTCGCATTGGTTTTAAATAGACTGGATATTTTGTTATGTTGTGAAGCATATTGTAATGAATATAACATTATATTTCATTACAATATTTCATTCCTTTATTCTACAAACAATCGATACCATATAAAGGGGTTTGTAAAATGTTTAAAATTTTGAACCTAAAAATTAAAGACTAACGTAGAGTTATTTGAGTTTATTCCAGTTGAGGATTTTATGCAAGTAAATTACAGAACAAAGAGTGAAATTGTTCTCTTGTAGTATGCTGCGCTGAAACGGTTATTACACCAGAAGGATTATCGAAATTTGTCGGTATATTATCATGTGTTGTACGAATAAGAAATACCTTATTTATATGAACAGGAACATTAACAGCATATAAATTAGCACCAGCTAAATTATTCCTGTAAAATATAAAAACTGCATATACGTTTTCATAATCAATTTCCAGAATGTTGTCACCTCCAGCATACTCATATACGTCTGTATGAATAACTTGGGGTAGTAGAGGGTTTTCTGCGCTACACTGAAAGTTAATAGGATGTACTTCAAGTCCTATGGTGGGTAATTGAGGGTAAAATTCGCCTAATAATATTTTTGTTATTATAGATGTCTTACCAACTCCTCTATCTCCAAGGAATAAAACTTTTTTTATATATTCAGGATACACATGTACCGGTCTTTTGGTAACTTTAGGTAATGGTCTGTTTTTTTGTCTGAAAAGATGGTATTTGTGTAGGCGCCATAAGTGCTTCTGTACCTCCTCCGAAATACATACCCATTTTATCTGACATCCTATTTTTACGAATGTCCTCCAGAAACGGTAACGATTTTCTTGGTCTGCCGACGACTTTCTTTCTCATTGCTCTTTTGATTTGTTTCGCCAGAACTACGGGTGTTTTTCGAACACGACGTCCATTTCGTTTCAAGGTAAGCTTAATACCCAGTTTCTTGGCCTGTACTGTCATTTTTTTGGATACCTTCGCCTTCTCTTTTAGCGCCTTCGGTTTCTTTCCAAAACTCATTTTTTTACGCAGTTCCTCCAGAAACGGTAACGATTTTCTTGGTCTACCGACGACTTTCTTTCTCATTGCTCTTTTGATTTGTTTTGCAAGAACTACGGGTGTTTTTTTCACACGACGTCCATTTCGTTTCACGGTAAGCTTAATACCCAGTTTCTTGGCCTGTACTGTCATTTTGTTGGATACCTTCGCTTTCTCTTTTAGCGCCTTCGGTTTCGCTTTCGGTTTCTTTCCAAACCTCATTTTTTTACTCGAACCGAAAAACATTCCCTCCCGCCTACACATTGGGCAGTCACTGCGACCCCTACCCCTCCAGCGCAACAAACACGATGCGTGGAATTCATGCCCACAGTTTGTACGTACCCCCGTACCACCCTCTTGTTGGCATATTGGACACACCTCTACATCATCAACAACAGCCAAATCGTCTCTCAGTGCTAACACTTGGTTCTCTCCTACATATATCACTCCCGTCGGATTCGCAGCTAATGCTCTATCGAGTCTGTCTCTCTCCACACGTGCACCTTCGAGATTGGCTCCTTCGAGATTGGCTCCTTCAAGATTGGCTCCTTCAAGATCAGCCCCTTGGAGATTGGCTCCTTGGAGATCGACCCCTTCGAGATCGGCCCATTGGAGA